ATACGGTAACATTCACAGGGGGACCGGTCTACAAGTCCTCTACGGCAGCACAGGCAGCCGTACATAGGGAAGTAACAAGCGTTTGCAGAGTGACCGCCGTAAATGCCAAAGGCACACACCCGTATCATTGCATATCGCAGGACGGAAAAGGCGTTTACGGTTGGGTTGACAAGGCGGATGTAAAATAGACCGATTCGGACACAAAGACGGAGGATAGAAAAAATATGAAGATTTTAGCGGAAAATTCAGTTTTGATTATCGGTATCTTGGGGGCGTTGGCGTTTGCCGTATCCCTCATTACGGAACTGTTAAAGGACTTACCGGGGATTAAGAAAGTGCCGACAAAGGCGTTTGTTATCCTCATTTCCTTAATCGTGACCGTGGCAGCGTTGTTAATCTATGTTGCCTACGCAGGCATACCGCTTTTATGGTATTATGTGGCACTTGCGGTATTCGCAGCGTTTGTAGTGGCGTATATCTCAATGTACGGTTGGGATACGTTCAAGGAATTAAAGGACAGGTTTATAAAATAAGATACCGCAGGAAGAAAAACGCCCCCTTGGCTCTATGCCTTGGGGGTTGTTTTTTATTTCAATTTCTCTACTTGGTCGGCGGTAAAAAGAAATGCCTTTGCAAGGTAGTAATGGTTGTTGTCCGTTCCGTCCGTGTTTTCGTCTACGTCCTCATTTTTCTTTGCCTTGTTCGTGAATCTCCAAAGCCTTGTAGTAATCCGGGCGTGTTCCCCTTTCTTAACAGAGTATCCGTAACTTTTCCATGCTTGGAATGTGTGCAGCGGTATCATGTGACCGCTTGCAAGTATATTTTCGATTTGTTCCATTGTGTATAATCCGTTTGCCACCGCTTCACTGATAATAATATCTGTATTTGTCATTTCCTTAGTCCTCCATGTACTTTATTTTCCGTTCCTTATGAGTACATTATATACTTATATAAGTATATTTGCAATCCCGGAAATGTTCACAAAATACTTATATAAGTATAAAGGAAATCTTGTGCATTTTATATACTTGTATAAGTATAAAAAGTATGATACAATTTCAGCAGGAAACTATAAACGGTCGGAGCGGACAGGAGGTATTGCGTAATGGCAGAGGAAAAGGCAGGCGGAACGCCTGCGACTAGGGCAAAAAATAAATGGAATAAGAATAACTATGATTCTTTTCTACTTACTTCCATACCGAAAGGCAGGGCGGAAGAGTGGACGGAGATAGCCAAGGAATTAGGGTACAAGAGCCGGAATCAGATGATAGTTGCAGCAGTTGAGGAAAAAATAAAAAGGGAAAGGGGCGAGGGTTAGGGTGTACGCTTATAAGGACGGCGTATATACTAATGATGATTGCAATATCCATAAAACGGTAAGATTCAAGCCGGAGATATTCAGAATCATAGAAGCAAGTCCGGGAAAGAATTTCACGGACAAGTTACAGAAAATCGTTGAGGAATACGCCAAGAATAAAGAAAAAGTTTTGTAGCACATATTCAGGAATTTGTAGCACGAAATCCACAAAAACCCTTGACAATATACTTATATAAGTATATAATATAATTGTAGCAAGGAGATAGCAGGAAAGGAGTTAAAGAAATGGAGAACACCGAAGAAATGGCAGTATTCAAAAGTTACCTAAGACGTTTAATGAGGGACCTTAAAGACCTGCAAAAGGCGATTAAGGAAAAGAACACGGAGGAAGCCGAAAGGCTCATAAATGATTTAATCGAGGATACCCAAAAGGATATTGAAGATTAAATAGGGATTCACACAGGGGGCGGACTTCTTAACATTCCTGCTAACCGCCCCTAGTGTTTATAGAAATAATAGCAGGAGAACAGGAAAAAATCAAGATACAATAGACCGATTCGGACACAAAAAGCCGGAGGGATTGGCAGCATGGGTTAAACTTATGCTCTATTTCACTATGGGAAAGGCAGTAAGGCGGAATCCAAAGGGGGCAGCAGGAACAAATACACCCGCTGCCCCTTATATTTGGAGGTAGAGCATGGGAAAGATATTTAAACAAATGAGCCATAACGACCGTATCAAAATGGAAGCCTTATTAAATGCAGGACATTCCAAAGCGGAGGTAGCAAAGCAGTTACATTTCCACAGAAGCACGATATACCGGGAATACGACAAGGGTAAATATATGCACCGCAATTCTGATTATACGGAAGAGGAAAGGTATAGTAGCGATTTGGGGCAGAAAGCACACGACTACGCCCAAGAGGGAAAAGGCAGGGCATTAAAAATAGGGAATGACAGGGAATTGGCGGAGTGCATAGAGGATAAAATAGTAAATGATAAGTACAGCCCGGAAGCAGCGTTAGCGGAGATTGCCAAAGGAGAAAAGCAGTTTAAAACCTCTATCAGCTTGCGGACGCTTTACAGATATATAGACAATGGAATTTTCTTGAAACTGACAAACAAAGACCTACCTATTAAGAGTAAAAAGAAAAAGCATAATAAAAAGGTAAAGGTACAGAAAAGGGCAAGTGCAGGGGAGAGCATAGAAAACAGACCCGAAGAGGTAAAGGACCGGGAGGTATTCGGTCATTGGGAAATGGATACAGTAAAAGGGCAACGTGGGGTTACGAAATCATGTATGCTTGTGCTGACAGAGAGAAAGACCCGTGATGAAATCATTATAAAGCTGAAAGACCAAACGGCAGCGTCCGTAGTGGAAGCGTTGGACCGGCTAGAAAGGAAATGGGGGGATATGTTTAGTAAGGTATTCCGCAGCATTACGGTAGATAACGGGGTGGAGTTTGCAGATTATGAGGGTATGGAAAAATCCGTGTTCGGAGAGGAAAAGCGTACCTTTGTTTTCTATTGCCACCCTTATAGCAGTTGGGAGCGTGGAAGCAACGAGAATAACAATAGGCTTATCCGCAGGCACATACCAAAAGGGGAAGATTTTGACGGCAGGCAGGACGCAGAGATAGAGTATATAGAAAAATGGATTAACGATTATCCAAGGGGAATCTTTGATTACAGAACATCAGCGGAACTATTCGAGGAAGAGTTACAGAAATTGGCATAAAATTTTTTTTAAAAACTTGTCGCAAAACTATTGACAAAATATAAAAAATGCTTTCTGTAAAAGAAATTATTTACTAAATCTTAAAAAAATGGTATGATAATTCATATTGTGCAAAATTCGTACAAGAGAAAAGGAAAGGATGTCATTATGAAACAATTGATGTTAGGAAATAAGGCATTAGCAAGAGGGTTGTATGAGGCGGGATGCTGCGTTGTATCCAGTTATCCGGGAACGCCGAGTACGGAAGTGACAGAAGAAGCTGCTAAGTATGACGAAATATACTGCGAATGGGCGCCGAATGAAAAGGTTGCCATGGAAGTCGCATTTGGGGCTTCTTTGGCCGGAAAAAGAAGTTTTTGCGGAATGAAGCATGTAGGGCTGAACGTTGCGGCAGACCCGCTTTTTACATGCTCCTATACGGGCGTCAATGCCGGAATGGTCATTTGTGTGGCAGATGACGCCGGAATGCATTCTTCACAGAATGAGCAGGATTCGCGTCATCATGCGATTGCATCAAAAATTCCAATGTTAGAGCCGGCAGATTCAAAAGAGGCGCTCGAATTTGCGAAAAAGGCATTTGAGCTTTCAGAAGAATTTGATACTCCGGTTATTATCAAAATGTGTACAAGGGTCGCACATTCCCAAAGCATAGTAGAAGAAAGCGCGCGGGTTGAACCGGCGCTTGTTCCATATGAAAAAAATATCGCAAAGTATGTAATGATGCCGGGCAATGCAATTCGCCGTCATCCTATTGTGGAAGAGCGGATGAGAAAATTAACGGAATATGCAGAAACCTGTGAATTTAACCGTGTGGAAAAAGGAAGCGGTACGTTAGGGATTATTACTTCATCGACGAGTTACCAGTATGTAAAAGAGGTGTTCGGGGAAACTGCAAGTATTTTAAAACTTGGAATGGTCAATCCGCTTCCGCAGAAACTTATATTGGATTTTGCCGCCGGCGTAGAAAAGCTTGTGATTGTAGAAGAATTAGATCCGGTGATTGAAAACCACTGTAAAGCGTTAGGGCTTGCCGTAACAGGAAAAGACGTTTTCCCAATGGAAGGGGAGTATTCCCAGAATTTGATTGCGGAAAAACTTGGCGTTTCTGTTCCAAGTCAGAAGAGTTTAGAGGAAACGCTTCCAAACCGTCCGCCGGTTATGTGCGCCGGATGTCCGCACAGGGGATTATTTTACATACTGTCTAAAAATAAATGTACTGTTTTAGGCGACATCGGCTGTTATACGTTGGGAGCCGTAGCGCCGTTAAATGCAATGGAGATGACTTTGTGCATGGGCGCGTCCATCAGTTCTATCCATGGATTTAATAAAGCGTTGGGGAAAGAAAGCGAAGGAAAGACGGTTGCTGTCATCGGAGATTCTACTTTTATGCATTCCGGTATGACAGGCCTTGCCAATATTGCTTATAACCAGAGCAATTCTACGGTTATTATATTAGATAATTCGATTACCGGCATGACCGGACATCAGGACAATCCAGGCACAGGGTTCAACGCCAAAGGAGAGCCTACTACTCTGATTCAGATCGAAGAATTGGTACGTGCAATCGGCGTTCGTCATATTCGCGTTATAAATCCAAACAACCTGGAAGAAGTAGACCATACACTGGATGAACTCCTGGCTTTGGACGAGCCTTCTGTAATCATCACCAGATGGCCCTGCGCGCTGAAGAAATTTTCCCAGGCAGACAAGGATGAATTTACAGAAGAAACTATACGTGAAAGAGAAGAAATAAAAGAGCAAATAAAATTTAAAATAAATGATATAGATAAATTGTTTTTAGAATATGAATTGATATTTGAAAAAATAGAGATGGAAACACCAGACCTGTTTGATATGACTATTTTAGGGAGTGTACTACATTCTTTTTATAATGGATTAGAAAATATATTTGAGATAATAGCTAAGAATATAGATGGTAATATACCTTCTGGAAATAAATCACATCAAGAATTATTACATCAAATGGCAAGTGAGAATGCAATGAGAAATGAAATTATTAACGAAGAAATATATGTAAAACTGAGAGAGTATGCCACATTTAGACATTTTTATAGACATGCTTATTCTTTCCAATTGAATTGGGAAAAAATCAAATATTGTTTTCTGTTAAGAAAAAAGATAATGTTGATAAGTTAAAGAAAATAATTAAAGATAATATCAGTATAATTACATAGGTCACAAAGAAAATAAATGTCACATCATAACTGCTTTTCTTGATAAAGGAAGTTGGCATATGTGCCACGACATAGCCATAAATCGTATTATTCTTCTCTATGTTATGAACAACACTTAATGTATTTGTTTTGTATATGTTATATAGTTTATTTATTCTGTATTTAATTTTTCTAATTTGCTGTTTTGTTTCGTTATAGCACGCATCAATTAATGCTTGCGAATTTTTTTCGTTAAATGTATATTGTCTAAAATCTTTTAACTGTGGAGCAATTAAAACATCATAATCCTTTAATTGGTGTTTTGAAAGTTCTTTTTGCATAATAAAAAACGAGAACGCTACCGAATGAACTATGTTTCTTGGAGTTTTATAAGGCTTAAAATCGGAAACTAAATTAACAGCAATAACAATATCGGCTCCAAGTTTTCTTGCAACATTTGCAGGCACATTATTTAAAACTCCGCCATCAACCATTAGTTTATCTTCGAATTTAACTGGCACAAACACGCCCGGAACAGATAAACTACAACGCATTGCTTTAACCAACGAACCAGTTTCAAACACATATTCTTCCCCTTCGTTTAAATCAACAGCAACGCAAGCAAACTTGGTTGGAAGGTTTTCAATTTGTTTATCTCCCCCTAACATAGAAGTTATTGTTCTTTCGGCAGCTCTACCCGAAAGCAAGCCTTGCGGATTAAAATTAACATCTAACAAGTTTGTGGTTTTTATTTTTAATGCTTTTTCTTGCAGTTCACTAACCGAAAAACCAGTGGCATAAAAACCACCAACAATAGCTCCAATCGAAGTTCCAACAATAATATCGGGTTTTATTCCGCTTTCTTCTAAAGCTTTAAAAACACAGATATGCGCCATACCTAGTGCTCCACCACCACATAGTGC